CGGGTCTATCACTGCTATGAGCAGTACCAGCTTTATTTCGGCCAGAAGGGACGCTACCTGACCGACGCGAACCAGTTCGGCTACTAGGAGGAGACATGGAAAAGAAGGCTGACCACGTGGTGAAGTGCCGTGGGTGAGTACAAGAAGATCACCAGCATGTTCGACGCGCGGTACAACATGTGCCGTGAGATCGAGGAGACCGGCAAGGTCGGGACTGCTGGGGATATCGCCGTCCTGTTCTACATGCTGTCCTCCGCGTGGTGGGGGGACAAGTTCCACAAGAAGGAAGACGGTGTGGTGGACTCCAAGTTCGCCACCCAGGATGCCATCGTGAAATACACCGGCCTGTCCCGGTCGACCGTGTTCCGCAGCCTGAAGAGTCTGCGTGAAGCCGGGTGGATTCTTATGTGGCCAGCCGACGACGGCGGGTTGCAGGTGCAGGTGCTCCTAACCCCCCAGAACCGGCGTGACAGGGACCACCGAAGGAAGCTGGCAAAATCTCAATCTGACACATCAAAATCTCAAATTGACACTCGCCAGTCTCAATTTGACACTGGTCAGTCTCAAATTGACACAGCGCACCACCTCTCACCTGCGGATATGCGTCTTCTAGAACTAACGAATTCTAGAACTAACGAAGACGCTTGCGCGTCACCGTCGTTGCTTACTCACCCACCAAGGAGGCCGAAGTGAGTAATCGCAAGAGCTGGGACAAGGAAGTCGCAGAGAAGATCAGGGACACCAGGGCAACCTCCCGTCCCTCGTACCGTCAGGACCCCCGGCACCAGGAGAGGAAGGGGCCCCGCGAGTTCGACAGGAACCAGTGCCCCGCAGGATGGGACCCGGACGTCTGGTCCCTGGCCCTGCAGTTCGAGCAGTGTGCCGCCAGGGAGGGAATCCAGCTCGCCGTGGGCAGGCCGATCATCTACGCCGCACTCAAGGACCGCTGCGATGACTTCCGCCAGGTTCTCTACCTCCGCAAGAAGCGGTGGTCCCTGGACGGCAGCAACCGGAGTGCCCCGTGGCAGGAGGTTGTGTCAGCGGCGATCACCCGGCACTTCGCGCGGTACCACGAGGATGAGTACGCCGTCGACTTCTTTTGCGGGCCGGTGGTGTTCAGCGATATGATCAAGGAAGTCTGGCAGCACGGGCACAACCTGTGGATCGTACGGCAGATCGAGGAGCAGTACGGCCCGTCAGACTACGAGCAGAGCTACGCCAAGGAGGAACCTGGCCATGAGTGACACCGGATACAACTGGAACGAGTACTTCGCATCCCTCAGCACGCGGGAGCTTCACAAGGTCCGTGGTCAGTGGGTCGAGTATCGCGACGCCAATGTCCAGCACGGGGCGGCGTGGCTGGACTTCTCGTCCCGGCTCGCGGCGCTGGACGAGTACCTCCGGCCCGTCAAGTACACCGAGCGGGACGTGCAGGACCTCCTGGCGACCATCGGCCTGGCCGACCAGATCACCCCGTGGCAGCTCCGGATATTCACCCTGATCCTGAACCACCCGGGCGAGAAGCTGACCGTTCGATGACCGAGCGCCAGACATTCCACTGCGGCGCGGAGGTCATGCCTATTCTGCGTACGCACTGCTTGCAGGAGGAGTTCTTCCGGCAGCAGCTAGCGTTGGTGACCGGCCCGCTGTTCGGCATCGACATCTTCGAGGAGCCGGACTTCCCGGAGCACTACTTCGAGATCCGTAAGGGCGCGGACGTACTCCTCACCGGATTCATAGAGGCAGGCAATGGATCTAGGACGTGAGCTACTCCGCGCCGTTTTAACAGAGAAGGGCGCTCTCAAGAAGTTCCTGGACGCAGGGTTCGGGCCCGACTGGATTAACGACAAGCAGGATCTTTCCCGCGCCGCGATCTTCGGGGACTCGGACCTTGACGCCTACCGGTTTATCCTCCGGCACTGGGAGGACTACCGTGAGGTCCCGAGCCTGAGCTTCTTCCAGCATTCCTACCCGCCCGAGTCCCTTCGCCTGCCGAAGTCCGATCTCAAGGTCGAAGAACTCCTGGCGATGGTGAAGTCCGACGTGACCCGCGTCCAACTGGAAGAGGGCGGCTCGGAATTCATCGACGCGTTCGAGTCCGGTGACCTTGAACTCGCGATCTCCAAGATGGAAGAGACCGCCCGGAAGATCCGCGCGGAGCGGACTAGCCGGAGTGTGCAGATCCCCTGGGACAGCCAGGACTATGACCTTGAGTCCAAGCTGAACCGCAAGGAGAAGCCGGGCATTCGCACGGGTATCCCGAAGCTAGACGAGAAGTTCTCCGGCTGGCAGTCGAGCGAGATGATAACCTTCCTCGGCCGGGCTAAGGCCTGCAAGACCAGTCACTTGCTCAAGGCCGCGCTTCAGGCTCACGAGGACGGCTGGAATTCCCTCGTGGTCACGGTGGAAATCAAGGGCGAGTCGATTGCCGAGCGGCTGGATTGCTTCGCCGCCGGGGTTGAATACGACCGGTACGTTCGCGGACGCCTGGACGAGGTTGAGAAGAAGCGCGTCCGGATGGCGAAGTCGAATCGCGGCAATGAGGAGTACCTCCACGTCATTCAGCCGACCGGGAAGTACACCATCCAGGATCTTGAGATGGACATCGAGAGGTACCGCCCGCACGTCGTGTTCCTTGACGGCTTCTACTTCCTGATCGACAGCAAGACGGGGAAGCCCGGGTCGAACTGGGAGGGTCACGATAACCTCGCCGCCGACCTGCACAATCTCTGCCTCCGGCATAACATCGTGATCGTCGTGACGATGCAGGTCCGGGAGAAGCAGGCGCGCGGTGGCAAGAAGGGCGACCTGGACGACAACACGATGATGGGCGGTACCGGCCTGATCATGTTCTCTGACATGGTGCTGACGCTGGACATGGACCGGGAGACCTGGCTGAATACGATCCAGTGCTCGCGCTCCCGTACCAGGTACCTGCCCACGGTCAAGGGCACCTGGCACTGGGCGCGGTCGGAGTTCCGGGTGATGGAGAACTTCGATGACGACGACGAAGAGGACGAGGACGAGTAATGGCTATGCACTACCACGGGACCCCCGGCGTGGTTAACCCCTGCTGGTGCGGTCGTCCGGAAAGCAAGTGGCCCAACGGAATCAAGCCCGAGCCCGGGGACCGGGACCTCCGGGTGCCACAAGACGAGGACGAGTAATGGAACCACGGATAAGAGGACACATCATGGAACCACGGATAGTCACGCGGGAGGACCAGGAGATTCTGGACCCGGTGTATGAGGAAGCCTTCAAGATCTGGGGCAACACTCCGAGGTACCGGCTGGCCTGCGACCTGATCACCAGGGCATTCGTGCTAGGGAAGTACAGGGACGAGTAATGGAGATCATCGACGGCGAGGGGAACCTCTGGACCGACGACTCAGGTAGCAGTGAGTTCCCGTGGCGCACCGTGCGAACGGCGTCGGACTTTAACCGGGGCTACGCGAGAAGCCTTGAGTGGATTGAGGAACTGTTCGGTACCGCCGTGGTCTGGGAGGACTAATGTTTGAGCATGCAGCGCAGGATGCGTACATAGAGGAGCTTGAAGAGACCATCGATCATCTTTATGCCTGGCTGGTCGAGGTTGTGCATTTCCCGTTCGACTTTAACTTCGGTGACAAGCCGGAGTGGCTGAACGTTGAGAAGCTTGCACGCAAGTGGCATGAGTACGAGGGCAGCCAGGATTCGGTCGAGGACTACATTGCCACGATCTATATCGAAACATCATGGGGCCCTGATTCATGACCGAGCGGCGCGAGTTCATCCGGCGGCCGGTGCCGAGCGACGTTCCGGCTGCCCTGGACGAGCTTGGCCTGGACTATTCCATTGGCGGGGACAACGCTAAGATCCTCTGCCTGTTCCACCAGGACCATAGCCCCTCGTGCTATGTCCACGTCGACAGTGGCGTCTTCCATTGCTTTGTCTGCGACAAGGCGGGTCAGTTCGTACAGCTCGTACAGCGCGTCAAGGGCATGTCTGAGGAGAAGGCAGCACTCTGGTGCCAGACTCGTGCGATCGGCCGTCTCCGTGGCGCTGCGGACCGTCTGGAGCTATCCTCGCACCGAGTCGACACGACCCGCGTGATAAACGAGGCGAGCCTTGCCCTCTTCACCGCGCCACCGGAGAAAGAACTGCGGAAGCGTGGCATCGATTTCGACGCGGCCGAGTCCCTTGGCATACTATGGGACCCGAAGGAGCGCGCCTGGATTCTGCCCATGAGGGACGAGGACGGGAAGCTCGCGGGCTGGCAGGTTAAGAGGGGCCACGATGTCTGGAACTACCCGGGAGATGACCGGAAGCGTGGAGTGGGGGGCGTCCAGAAAGCAGACTACCTATTCGGACTCCATGCCATCTCTCATGATCCTCCAGTTAGAGGCGTTCTGGTGGAAAGTCCACTCGACGTTGCTGTCTTCCGGAGTGCCGGATGCCGAAGCGCGGTCTCTAGCTACGGCGTACGTGTATCAGGTGTGCAGCTCTCTCTTCTGACGTCACACTGTGACGAGCTTATCTTCGCGGGAGACAACGACGAGGCCGGATGGGAAATGGCCGAGCTGCTACGCAAGGAATTCAAGCGGCTGCCGCTGAGCTTCTATAACTACGGCGAGACGAAGTGCAAGGACCCGGGCGAGCTGTGGCTGGAGGGAGAGGACATACTGTGGGGAATTCAGAACGCGACGCGGCGGATGACAGTGCGGTTCTAGACCACGAATGGGCCTACATGGACCTGCTGGACGACACGGGCCGCATGGTGTGGCAGGGAAGGATCTGCATAGAGGGCGAAGAGGACGTCGACCGCATTAACGAGATCGTCCGGCCCTACCTGAACGTGTCGCTGACTGAGAACGCGGTGCATGAACTACTTTCCGTACTGCTTCAAGCAGGGTACTCGACACGGACTAAGGGATCACGCTGATGGAGACGCACTTCCTTCCGCTGACCGGTGAACATAGGTCGTGCTGATGTACGAATGTGACTGCTGTGGCCGGAGGAACGTAACGGCGAAGCTAAAGGGCATTGGCTACATATGTGGTGACTGCCTGGAGAGTTACCTGTACACGGGTTATGAGTCGGGGCCGCCCCCGGCGGATCATTACCCGGTGTGCCCATTCAAGGGAGGAACAGAATGATCCGCTGGATGCTATGGGGACGGCAGTACGGTAAGACCCACCAGACACTGGAGTGGTTCCTTGGGGACCCGGCGCACCGTGTCGTCCTGGCCATGAACGAGATCGAGGCCGAGCGCCTGCGCCGCGACCTTATGTACAGGTCACCCATGTTCGGGCATTACCCGTTCCTTCCCCTGGAGGAATGGAAGAAGCTACTGCAGAAGAACATCGTCTCCGCGAGTAAGTGGGCAACGGAGCGAGACCACACCAGGTACACCGAAGAGGACGGGTTGTTCCTTCCACGCGTCGCGATCGATAATCTTGACTTGATACTCGACAAGCTGTTGGGTGCTGAGGTTGCCCTGGTTACCGCGACCGGTGTGAACGAGTCCCCCAAGGGCCTGCGTGTCGACCCGCAACGGATCAAGTACGACATCGACTGATGCTGACTGGAAAACTTCACCCGTACCAGGACCCCGTAGTCGACGCCGCGCTCGACCGGGGCCGGTACCTTATCGCCGCAGACATGGGTACCGGCAAGACCGTGATGTCCATAGCAGTGGCCGAGGAGCTTCTCGGCTGCGGTGATATTAGCCGCGTGCTTATAGTCGTCCCGTCGTCCCTGAAGTACCAGTGGGCTCAGAGCCTTTCGAAGTTCACCGACCTGCCGTCAAAGGAAATCAAGGTCGGCAAGAAGAAGATCACCGTCCCGGCAGATCCGAAGTGCGTCATCATCGACGGGCGCACATTCCAGAAGAACAAGGTGAAGTACTCGGCCGCCGACGACCGGAAGCGCCAGTACGATTCGGTGACTGACGAGACTGAGTACGTGGTCCTGAGCTACGAGTCCATCCTTGACGACTCGCGCCAGGTACGGAAGCTCCACCCCGGCCTGGTTATCCTTGACGAGTGCACGCAGATAAAGTCATTCCGCGCGCAGCGGTCGAAGAAGATAAAGCGCATGCTTGACGCCGAGTACCGCATAGGACTTACCGGAACGCCAATCGAGAATGGCAGGCCGGAGGAACTGTTCTCAATCATGCAGTGGGTTGACGAGTACGTGCTCGGACGGTGGGACTTCTTCGACAAGACATACATCCGGCGCGACTCGAATGGCATCTCCAAGGGGTACAAGAACCTCCCGGTCCTGCGCGAGCGGCTTGCCCCCGCGATGTCCCGGCTGTCCCGGACAGACAAGGGCGTCAAGAGCTACATGCCCGACGTCGAAGAGGACGAGTGGGAGGTCCCGCTTGAGGGACCAATTCGTGACGCCTACTTCGCAATGGCCCGGCACCTGTACGCGGAGCTAAAGAACCTAGGCTATGCAGGCCGGAAGTTCAGCGTCTCGGATTACTACGGCGGACAGGCAGACGAGAACACAAAGGTCGGCCGGGTAATGGCCGTCCACATGGCAATGGAAATGCTGCTGGATCACCCTGACCTTGTGGTCGCGTCGGGCATGTCGTACGAGAAGACAAAAGACTTGCCATATGAGCAGCGAAAGGGCTCGAAGTACGCGTACCAGGTCTGGCAGGAGGGCCTGCTTGATGACGTATGGGACTCCCCGAAGCTAGAGCACTTGAAACTTCAGCTAAATGAGCGCCTGGCGGCAGGGACGAATAAGATCCTGGTGTACACAAAGTACCGGACCATGATCCCTATCCTCGTGGAGTACCTGGGAATGCCAACGGTCCAGTATCACGGGGAGATGACGTCCAGCCAGAAAGCCGCTGCGGTCGTTAAGTTCGCGGACCCGGCCGGTCCTCAGGTGTTCCTTTCCAGTCATGCCGGTGCCTACGGGTGCGACATGAACATGGCAGACCACCTGGTGAACTATGACAATGCCTGGCAGGCGGGCAAGGCTGATCAGATTAACGCCCGCCACGTCCGCGCTTCTAGTGAGTTCTCCATGGTGCGCGTCAGCCGCATGCTCTTTGCTGACACGATTGAGCGCCGCATCCTGGACTCCCAGGTACACAAGCGCCGCGTGTCCGGCGCGGTCATGGACGGGCACGGTGCCGACAAGTACGGCCGGGTCGACAACGACGTGATCTCCCTGACGAAGTTCCTGGAGGAGACTGTCCCGGACGTCGACCTCGTTTTGCCTTGAGCGGGGAGTAACTCCTATCATGGGAAGGAACCCCAAGGAGGATACCATGAGGACTGAAGACAAGCCCCGCTGGACCTACAACTACCTGCCATGGCTGGACGACTTCCGCTACGTCCTGATCGACCCGGAGGCCTTCGACGGGGAGACCATCATTCGGGGGGAGAACTAGTGCCCAGTTACGGAACGGACAAGCTGAATCTACGTATCACTGTCACCCCGGAGCGACTGGCGATTGACGTCACCAGGGACACGACCCCGGACTTCCGTATCGCCCTGATCCACCGGCTGTTCTCCCAGGACCCGCACCTCGCGAATGAGATCCTGGACGACCCGGACATCGGGAAGTACCGGACCTCGGTCCCCCGGTACAAAGCGCCGTCTTCGAGTTACGCGGACTAATGAAGTCCAAGCAGCTCCTGTCCAAGTTCCTGGAGTACTTCGACCTCAGCCCTCTGGAGGCCGAGCACGTCTTCACCTGCCCGGACTGTGAACTCAGCGGCCTGGAGGGCAACCAGGAGTTCTGCCAGGAATTCCAGAAGGAGTTCCGGGGATGGACGCCTCCCGTTCCCCCCACGGCGGCAGAGATCGAGCGCGGCCGGATGATCGCCGGGCTGTGGCGCAAGGAAATTCTCCTCCAAGCTGCTCTGAAGTTCGATCAGTTCCATTCAAGGGAGCAACATGACGATACGTAAGCGCCGGTCGACGGCGGACATCGGGCATACATTCCAGCGGTTCCTGTTCCAGCGTGAGGTCGCCGCGACGGCGACCAAGGAGAAGGAAAAGGCCGCTAAGGATCTCCGTAAGTTCACCCGAGAGAACGGCGCGGTCCGCCTGGACGAGTACGACAACGAGGTTAACGGCGGTAACATCGAGTACGCCCTTGACGCCCCTATTCAAGTCGGGGACAAGGTATTCGCCGGGATGGAGCTGCGGAAGTCACGGCAGATCGACTTCGATGAAGAGGCCGCGCTTGCCCTGGCCAAGAAGAAGAAGGTCGACCTGTCCGATGTCGTTTCGTCGGTTACCATCACCCTGCCTTACAATTCCTTCAAGATGCTGGAGCGCGTGGCCATCTACGAGGGTGCGTCGGCCGTCGACTGGCCCATGGACTACGACGCCGAAGTCACTACGGTGGTCAACCAGGACGCGTTCTACGTCCTGAACCAGCAGGGCAAGATCAACGACGAGGAGCTTGACTCGCTGCTTGTCGAGGCCGAGCCCAAGTACGCTTTCTGGCCAATCGAAAGGGCAGCAGAATGATCGAGAGCATCACGTTCGAAGAACTCCGCGCTGCCATGGTACGCGATGGGTATTACACTCCCCTTGACCATGCTCTAGCTCTCTTCAAGAACGTGGAGAAGCACCGCGAGCACTTCGAGGTCCGCGAGTTCTATGAGGACGCCAAGGGACGTCGGTTCGTTTACACGGGCGACGAACTCTGGCCCTGGATTGTGCTCCGTGTCCCGGCCGACCAGTGGACGTTCACCAGTAACCCGGAGGGCATGCGCGTCACCGACAGCTACCCGCTGCGTCCCCTCAAGAAGCTAGTCCCGGAGGAGTGATGGAGATACTCATACTGAGCATGGTCGCCCCGCCCCTGGGCCTGGCCTCGTTCTGGTTCTCCATTCACCACCCGTGGGGATGGATCTTCGGAATCGCGCAGGCTGTTGTCTACGCCACGCTCGGCGTCGCCACCGGGGCCCTCGGACTCCTGGTCTTCTCTCCCCTGTACGTCCTGGTATTCGCCAGGAACTACTACCTGGACGAGAAAGCCCACAAGAAGAAGCTCGCCAAGAAAGCACGTAAGGCCCTGAAGCGAGCACGGAAACTGGAGGTGCAGAATGCCAAAGGGTAAGGGCAAGCGCCCCGAGCGTCCCGAGATCATCCCGACGCGTAAGCTCACGGCTCCCGTCCCCGAGCTGTTCCGTCAGGTCGACGTCCAGATTCCAAACGCTATCCAGTGGGTGCGCCAGGGAATCAAGGAGCTGATCGAGGAGGCCTACTACAAGGGGTACCACGAGGGGTACACCCAGGGATTCGACGCGGCCCGGGAAACCTACGGTGTCTGACGACTACTTCATCCCGGGGCTGAAGGGACCGCAGAAGTTCCGCGCCGCCGAGAAGCACGAGGACGAGCTTGAGACCCTGCTCGGCACGCCAATTCAAATGGGGTACCGGGGAGAGCTGATGGACTTCTTCAAGATCGGCTCCCTCGCGCGGGCAATGAACAGGTCCGTCGTCACCATACGGAAGTGGCAGGACAAGGGATTCCTCCCGCCGCCGAGCTTCATGATACCGACCAAGGCGATCGGTGGTAAGATCCGCCTGTACTCACGCCCGCAGGTCGAAGGTCTCCGAAGGATCGCGGCCGAGGAGGGCCTGCTTACCGACACGACCAAGGCAGTGACCCACACGCGCTTCGAGGAGCGCGCATTCAATCTCTTCCGAGAGCTGAGGCAGCAATGATCATCGAACGCAGCCGCGAGCACCGTGTGAACCTCGGTAACTACGAGTCCGTCCGGGTCGGCGCTAGGATCACCCTGGACCGGGCGGATATCGAGGAGCTACTTCAGGATGGCTTGAAGATCGAGGACGTGTCGGCTAAGGCTGACGAGATGCTCGATAGCCTGCTTAATGCGGAGCTGGCTGAGGCCGCCGCTAATGTCCCGCCGGGGCAAGACACACACCTGGAAACCTGGAAGAAGTAGTTTTGACCGGGGAGTAATCCCCCCTGTACGCTATAAGCGACAAGCAACTGGAGGATTTTCAATGGCCCGTTCACTACGCCGTAACGTCTCCCGCACCGAGCCGGATGACGACCAGTTCGAGCCCGACACCGAAGAGACCGAGGACGAGGAGACCGAGCGCCCGTCGCGCGGTCGCCGGGAACTGTCCAAGCCTGCCGGTCGCCGGACCCGTAACGTCGAGCCTGAGGACGACGAGGACGACGACGAGGACGAGCCGCGCGGTCACCGTTCTTCCAAGCGCCGTTCATCGCGGAGCGACGAGGCCCCGCGTTCTTCTCTCGGCTCCGGCTGGGACGCCTACAAGGAGAACAAGGCCAAGACGTCCAAGTTCAACACCGAGGACCAGTTCAAGGTCCCGCTGTCTCCGAAGGAGGACAAGGCGCTCATTCTCTTCCTGGAAGAAAAGCCCTTCGCCACCTACAATGAGCACGGCGTCGGCCAGGGCAAGGGCTACCGCGCCTACGTCTGCCTCTCCGACGACTGCCCGTTCTGTGAGCTTGGTGACTCGCCGCAGTACCGCGCCGTCTTTAACGTCGTGGTCTTCGACCGGAAGGGCAACGCTTCAGTCAAGTACTGGACCGCTACCCCCGCTCCGCTGGACGAGATCGAGGAGCAGGCCTTTGACGAGTTCAATGGCCCGCTGAACAAGCCCGGCAATTACTACGTGGCCTACAAGAAGGAGCAGACGAACGGCTTCAACAAGTTCTTCCTGAACCTCGTGACCGAGGACCAGGTTCGCGAGGTCTACAAGTTCGACCCGCTGTCCGACGACGAGATCGATGACCTCGCTAAGGACACCTTCGAGGCCAAGGACGTCGTGCGGGTTAAGACCCGGCGCGAACTCCGTGAGGCCGTCCAAAAGGACGACGAGGACTAATGGCCGGGCTAGAACTCTCCCGTCTCACGACTGGTGACCTCCAAGACCTGGCTGATGCTATTGAGTCTGCGGTGGAGCACGACATCTCGGAATTCAATTTCCTGGTCAAGAGGTTCACCGAGCAGTCTGGAGAGCTGATAGTTATAGGCATCGTCCGGGTCCAGTACGACGGCGCGGAGTCCCAGCACTACATCAAGCTGGCCTGATGGAGTACACATTCCCCTACTTCGAGCGGGCCCCTGACGGAGGCCAGGTGGCCCGTGAGATCACGGTCGAAGCCGAGAACGACGAAGAGGCCGTGGAACTCGCAACAGCGGAATTCCATCGCCGGACAGGCTAGGAGGAGCCATTACCGGGAACATTGTACTGACCACCGAGCATCTTCGCTCGGTGGTCAGGCATTTCCAGAAGCAACCCGCCTTTGCGTTCGACGTGGAGACCGTGGGCGCGCACCGGGGGGTCCCGGCGCTGAACACCGTGACCTGGCTCAGCATGGCGACGCACGGCATGACGGTGGTCATTCCCTTCGGGCACCCGCTCGGCAGCAAGGTCATAGGGACAACAAAGGAACCGCGCGCCGATAAGAACGGCAAGATCAGGTTCTTCTCCGTTCCCGTTTATGACGACCCACCCCCCCAGCTTTCCATCGGTGAGGCAGTGGCTATCCTGAAGCCGCTGTTCTTTAACCCGAAGATCACTAAGATCTGCCACGAGGCGACGTTCGACGTCGGCTCGATGACAAAGTACTTCGACGGCGAGATCATGCCGGGCCCGTTCGATGACACCAAGGTCATCATGCGGCTGCTGGACGAGAACACCGCGCAGAAGGACAACGGACTCAAGGCCTGGACCAAGCGGACGTTCGGCGTGGAGTACGACCATGAGAACGTGGGTAAGTGCGTCGAGATTCACCCGTTCAATAAGGTCGCGCACTACAGCTACATGGACGCGCTGTACACCTGGCTGCTCTGGCTGCAGAAGCACCCGAAGATAGCCCGTGAGGGGCTCACAGAGGCCCACCAGGTCGACGTAGACCTTATCCCGGTACTGACAGACATGCGCCTTAACGGTGCCCACATGGACGTCCCCAGCCTTCTGAGCACCCAGAAGGAAATGGGCGAGCGCATGGTAATCCAGGAGGCGGACTGCTACCGCACGGCCGGTCAGGAATTCAACCTGAACTCACCACCGCAGAAGCAGAAGATCCTGTTCGGCCCGAAGGAAGAAGGAGGACAGGCCCTCAAGCCGTGGAAGCAGACGGACAGCGGCGGATGGTCGACGGACGCGGACGTCCTGGCGAGCTACCCGGGCAACCCGGTGTGCAAGGCCCTGCTAGCCTATGCTGACACGCACAAGCTCCTCAGCACCTACATCAATTCGTGGCTGGGCGAGCCGGGGAATCCAAAGAAGCCCTGCCTGATTGTCGACGGCTACCTTTACACCGAATTTCAGCAGCACGGCACGGTCACCGGCCGGTTCAGCGGACGCGCGCCGAACCTCCAGAACATCCCGCGCCCCGACAAGCCGTACGGCAAGCTTATCCGTGGCGCGTTCGACTCCCTGCCCGGGTGGAAGCTCGTGGTCTCCGACTACGGGCAGATTGAGCTTGTGATCCTGGCCCACATGCTAGGCAAGGGCAAGCTTTACGACGGGTTCATGCACGGCGTCGACCCCCACATCGCACACGCGGCCGGTGTCTTGCACAAGAAGCCGTTCATCACTAAGGACGGTGGCAAGGACGGTGGCATTACCCCGGCCGAGCGCCAGAAGTACGGCAAGACCCTAGGCTTCACGATCGTAAACGGCGCGGGATGGAAGACGATCGCGGAGACGGCCGGTGTCTCGGGCAAGGAAGCTAAGAAGATCCAGGCGGACTACGACACCGAGTTCCCCGAGACCGAGCGGCTCAAGGTCAAGCTGATCAGGCAGGCGATGTCTGTCTCCGGCGTCCCTTACATCCGGACTCCTATTCTCGGCCGGAAGCGCAGGCTGCGCGGGCTGTTCTCAGACGACTACGGGACGCGTGGGTACAATGAGCGGCAACTGTTCAACACCATGATCCAGGGTGGCGCGGCTGAGCTTATGAAGCTCTCCCTGATCCGTGTCTACTGGGCCCTGAAAAAGCATGTACCTGAAGCCCGGCTTAGCCTGACGGTGCACGATGAAATGGTCATCATGTGCCCGGAGCACCTGGCCGAGAAGGTCCGGCAGATAGTTATCTGGTCCATGACTGGCGGGGGAATGCAGGATCGCGTCAAGGTACCCTTGAACGTTGACTGTAAAATCGTTGACCGTTGGGCGGCTGCCAAATAGTGGACCTCAAAGTGATAGGCTTGCGGCGATAGGAGACCAATGGCAAACGACATGGAACAACCAATTGACCTTGAGCCGCTGCTGAAGTCGCGGCTCGCATGGGACCTGCTCCCGCACGATCAGATGCGCGAGTGGATGGAGAAGCTCGGCCTGACGCCCCCGAACAAGGACGTCGAGGCAATGGAGCACCGGGAAGCCCACGGGAGGGCTAACCTGGTCCGTCCTATTTCCCGGCTGGTTGACGCGTACGTCGCCCAGATCTCGGAAATTCAGGCCGCGTACCTGGGTGAGCATTCCGAGGCCAGCGAGGAACAGCTTGAGGCATTCACTGAGGACGCCTTCCTGCTTGGCCGGGCATCCACGCTCGCGGTACTCGTGGAGTTCCTGGCCGATGGAATTCTGGTTTACGGACCGGAGCTTGTGCAGGGGATAATCGAAATTCAGGAAGAAGAGGAAGAGGACGAGGACTGATGGCGACCTTCTGGGACCGGGCACTAGGGAACCCGGCAGCCCCTCGTGTTACCCCGGCGCAGCAGCCGGGCTGGGTTGCCCCTCAGCAGCCCCAGATGCCCCCTCAGGGGTACCCGCAGCAGCAGGGGTACCCACAGCAGGGGTATACCCCCCAGGCCCCTCAGCAGCCGGGCAGTGGCCTCCCGCCGCAATTCCAGGGACTGGCCCTTCAGCCGTCACGTAATAGCCAGCAGGATCAGCAGGCCGGGTACGTCGCCGCGACCCAGGGGTACATCCGGAAGCCGCCGGAGTGGGTCAAGAACCAGTCATCTGAACGCTGCCCGGAGTGCAATGGCGTTAACTTCGCGCGCCATGGTGACAGCGAGGGCAGCTACGGGAAGCTCCGCAGGACTAAGGTCGGCGCGGTTGAGTTCGGGCACTGCTTTGACTGCGGGTACACCATGAACGGTGGGAACCCAATGAGCGATGCCCAGATCGGGAACGCTCACTCCAAGGGCATCACGAACAACACCGGCATGATAAAAGCCACGCGGCAGCCGCATGGCATGAGGAACTTCTTCGAGATCAAAGTTGGATGACCCCCGCCCAGCTACGGGACCTAGCTGGCATCAAGGGACTACACAAGCTCAGTGAGCACACGACCACTGTGGTATTCCCGAATGGTGCAGCGCGTCCCGCAACGCCCCTAGAGATTCGCCTCTGGCAGATTTTGACGCGCCTGTCACAAGAGAACTAAACTGTGCTCAGACGTAGGAGGACTTATGCCCCTGAGCCCAGAAGTCATCGCCTGGATGGCGCAGTTAAACAAGTCGATCGGACCGGACACGATTGTCCGCGCGTCGGACATCGTGGTGGCCAAGCGCTTCCCGTCCGGCAGCCTCGCGCTTGACGTCGCACTCGGCGGCGGATGGCCTGGCAACCAGGCCGTGGAAGTCGTTGGCAACGAGTCCAGCGGGAAGACGTACACCGTACTGAAGACAATCGCGGCGAACCAGAAGCTCGACCCCGAATTCACGACCTTCTGGGTCGCCGCCGAGCACTACTCCCCCGATCAGGCCGCCGCCCTTGGCGTCGATAACGAGCGGGTCGTCGTCGCTCCCGCCGCGCAGCAGGCCGAGGTCGGGCTGGACCTCATGCTGGACGCCCTGGAATCCAAGCTCTACGACTGCGTGGTACTCGATTCATTCCCCGCCCTCATTCCAAAGGAAGAGGACGAGAAGGCGATGAACGAGGCGGTCATGGCGACCGGCGCGAAGCTGTTCAATAAGTTCTGGCGGAAGTACGGCACCGCCTCGCACCGGAACAGCGACGGTACCGAGCGCCCCTACCTCCTGATCGTGATAAACCAGTTCCGAGACAAGATCGGCGGATTCCAGAAGTTCGGCGTCCCGCAGACGACACCCGGAGGACACGGAAAGGACTACGCGTTCTACACCCGGGTCAAGGTCGCACGCGATGAATGGATCACGGAGAAGCGCCCAGGTCTCCCGGACCCCGTTGTCGTCGGCCAGGTCATGGCCTACAAGACGACCAAGAACAAGTCCGCCGCGCCGCAGCAGACCGCTAAGGTTCGCGCGTACACCCGGAACGCTCCTTTCCTCGGATTCCACCGGGGGGACTACGACCTAGGCTCCGATTACGTCGACATGGGCATTCTCTTCGGCGTCGTCCAGCTAAAGGGCTCGTGGCTGAATTACGACGGACAGCAGTGGCAGGGCAAGGACGCCATGAAGGACTCCGTTCGCGAGGACGTCGATCTTCAGGTTAAGCTCGCGGCTGAGGTTCTGGAAGTCGCCGCCGACCCGCGCAAGGCCGACGCAATCCTACAACAGGCCGTCGAGGAAGCTCCACGGCGCAAGAGGGGACGTTCAGCATGACGCTCATCGCAGGAGCCGTCACATCAGACGGGCACGTATGGCTTTCCGGAGACCGTGCCGCCCTTTCGCCGGAGGAACTGATCGCGGACGTGATCAAGCAGCCGAAGGTATTCCAGAACGGCGAGTTCCTTATCGGCGGTAGCGAGTCTTTCAGGATGCTGCAGGTACTCCGGTACCAGCTAGAGCCACCCTTCCTCACGGACCTGGGCCTTTCAAACGGGGACCCCATGGGCTACATGGTCGAGGAGTTCGTCCCGGAGGTCCGCGAGCTTCTCACCAAGAACGGGTTCAACGAGACTGGTGAAGAGGCCGCTCCCCCCGGCAATATCATGGTCGGAATTCGCGGCCACCTCTACGTCATCCAGGGTGACTACGCGGTCATGGAGTCTACTGACCCGTTCGACGCCATCGGATTCGGCAAGACGGCATTCATGGGTGCAATGCACGCGCTGCGCATAGCTCAGCCGAAGCTCGCGATCCACCATCAGCTTTCGGTAGCGATGGATTGCGCCGAGCGCGTGACCTTCGCCGTCAAGGGCCCGTTCGATCTCCTGGGCATCTGATGGACGCGCGAATTCGCCGGAGCAGGAAGCAGGAACGCGACGGGGCGAAGCGCTACGGCGGGACGGTGAACAGCCAGTCCGGGGCCGGTGACATTCGCAAGAACGACGTCCGAACCGATACCGAGAGCATCGAATTCAAGGGGACGTCGAACACCGGCTACCGGCTGACCCTGGCGGATCTCTGTACTGCCTGGCGACACGCCCTGATGGACGGGCGCAATGTGATCTTCGGGATCGAGTTCTTCCGAACCGACAAGTTCTTCGGGGTGCCAACGCGCTGGGTAATCCAGCCAGAGGACGATTACCTCGCCATGAAGGAGCGCATTCAGGCGCTTGAGGCCCAACTACGTTTCTACGAGGACTGACCAATGGTCCTCCACTTGAGGCAACCCGCGCCGGACCAGTGGCGCAATTCAAAGTGCCTTGGAAAGGTATTTGACGACAAGGGGAATTACCAGGAGGAGCTTGACCCGTTCTTCACTCCCGACCGGGAAGAGGAAGCGGTCGATTTCTGCCGTGGTGCGGACGGCAAGCCCGTGTGTCCCCTTATCGAGCAGTGCCTTATCTTCGCCCTCGTGAATAACGAGAAGCACGGCACCTGGGGTGGTCACGGGGAGATCGACCGGAAAGCCATCAGAAAGAAATGGCCCCTTCGTCGCGGTAAGAATCCCCGGCCCGAGTGGAAGCTATTCGAGCCAGGAGAGCCCGCTTCATGGTACGCGGAAGAGGATCTGGGGGACGATGACTAAGCCAACCGGGAAGTTCGCCGCCCTCGCCTCTGCAAAGAGGTCAGGGGGGGTCCTGCTCCCCGAGCTGCAGAAAGTGGCTCTCGCGTCGGCCGGTGGAGGGCACCCCGGAGGGAATGACCACATTCACCCGTCCGAGATGTCAAAGGACGACTGGTGCCCCCGAGCGACCTATTACCGGCTGAAGACCGGAAAGGTCTTTGACGACAAGTTCTCGTTCATCCTTGAGAACATCTTTGACGAGGGTAATGAGATTCACGCCAAATGGCAGCGGAGGATGCGGGAGACTAAGAAGCTCTGGGGGTCCTGGAAGTGCCTGAACTGCAAGCAGTGGCGGCACCAGTGCTGGGAGCCGGGTCCCGCTGACGGCGGCATGTGCTACGACAAGATCATCCACCACTGGGAGTACATGGAGGTCCCGCTCGAAGACAAGGAGTCACTGATCTGGGGCCACGAGGACGGGGCCATGGTCACACATGGCCTTGCACCGGAAGTTCTGGCAGACGGCTATATGGTCGAGATCAAGTCTATAGGACTTGGCACGGTGCGAATTGACGCGGCCGACCAGCTCAAGAAGTACTACGTGGAGACGACGGACGGTGCCCGGATCTACAACCTGGACAAGTTCTATAAGGACCTGAAGCGCCCGTTCCTGAGCCACGTCAAGCAGGCGAACATCTACCTTTACCTGGCCGAGCGCATGGGCCTGCCGTTCAAGGAGGTCCGCTTCCTGTACGAGTTCAAGGCGAACCAGCAGGTCAAGGAGTTCGTCATCAAAAAGTCGGACAGCATCCTGAAGCCCCTTTTGACGCAGGCCCGTGCGGTGGTCTACGCTCTGGAGTGTGGGAAGCCCCCGGAGTGCCCCCACGAGGATGACCAGGGCCAGCGGGGATGCAAGCAGTGCCGTAAGTACGAGGAGGACGCGGGTGGGCGAGTACCGGCTCCACGAGCTTCAGACCAAGGCGATCTACCAGCTCATGATCGAGAAGGGCTGGCAGCTCCGCGACGTCGCAGAAGTTCTCCAGATCCCGATGGAGGTCGCGCGGGAGATAGCCCGGATGTTCACGGGCGACCCGTGGAAGCTGGCCTAGATGCCCCGCCGCAGACTTCCCCCGGACAGCCCGGAGCGCCCTCAGGAGACGCTGTACCGGGGCGAGGGAGCAAACGTCGCCGCCCGGCGTCTGGGGATGCAGGGGATCAACCTGGACCAGTGGGCGAAGCACCCGTCCGACGAGCCCCCCGACGTACCACGGGACGTGACGGAACTGCGCGACCGCGAGCTGATGAATCTCTACCAGGAGATACAGCGGTGGGTGAAGTACCTGGCCCTGCAACTGGCAGCGGCCGAAGTGGACGAGTCCTACGCCGAAAGAGCAGTCACCCGGACTGAGGCTCTGAAAGGCTATGACTTCCGTAAGGTAGACGCGAAGACACGGGCGAACGAGGACCCGGAGTACCTGGACGTCAAGAACGCGCAGTTGTCCGCCTACGGATACCGGAAGATGATCGCGGCACTGTACGCGAACGTCGACCGGGACTCATTCCAACTGTCTAGGGAACTCACGCGGAGGAGCGCGCGTTCAGACAGGGACCATCGAGGAGAAAGGCATTCGAGCTGATGCACCCGGTTACCGAGCGCGTGCTAAAGATCATGTGGCAGCTAGAGAGCGCCATGGTGGAGGACCCAGATTTCGCCCTCATGCTCTCGTTCCAGGAGGCCCGGGAGCTGTACTATGACCTGAATCAGTACCACAACATGGAGGTCTGGACGTACGTTCCGGTCAGCCTGGGCCTTGGCCTGGAGAAGTCGCGCAGGAACCTCCCCGGCCGACTGGACGCACCCCCGTACCCGAACGGCAAGCGAGTCATGTGGGCCCAGTGCGACGGTCTCAAAATCGGCATAAAAGGGACCGAGGACGCCTAGTTTGCGCAGGGGCAGCTACCGAACTAGACTGAGGCTGCAACGTCATAGAAGCCCGGACATCTAGGAGGATGCTCATGAAGAAGACCATGCCGCGCGGACTTGAGCTTGCGCTCGTCATCGCGCTCGTCTACCCCGTCGACAGGCTGTACGCCCACTTCCTGTTCCCGTACGTCGCGCACTGGCCCTTCCTGGCCCAGCCCGTGCTGTTCCTTGGGGTACTTCTGAGCTTCCTGGTCCTGATTTACGTCCCCGGCGTTAAGAAGATTTACGAGCGTAGGAGGAATGCCTGATGTTCGCACCGACCACGTATAACAACAAGCTCATTACCTGGGTCTACAACGTCGCAAAACTGACGCAGCCCGATCAGGTTCTCTGGCTGGACGGCAGCGACGCCGAGTACCAGCGGCTTATCAAGACGCTTACTGCCGCCGGTACACTTCAGCCGTTGAACCAGCGTCTGCGCCCGAACAGCTACCTCGCCCGGAGCGACCCCAAGGACGTCGCCCGCGTCGAGTCCCGGACCTTCATCTGCTCGAAGGAAGAGAAGGACGCCGGGCCGACGAATAACTGGCACGACCCGGACGAGATGCGCGAGATCTTGCGTGACCGGTTCGAGGGATCGATGCGCGGCCGGACAATGTACGTCGTACCGTTCAGCATGGGCCCGGTCGGCGGCCCGATCAGCCAGGTCGGCGTGGAGCTTACCGACTCGGCGTACGTCGCCCTCTCCATGCACGTCATGACCCGTGTGGGCCAGGGCGCGCTTGACGTGCTCGGTAACGACGGGGAGTTCGTACCGGCCGTGCACAGCGTCGGCTACCCGTTGCGTGATATCTGGACTGACCGCAGGCCGGATATCCCGTGGCCGTGCAACGAGGACAAGTACATCGTGCACTTCCCGGAGACGCGCGAGATCTGGTCCTACGGCTCTGGCTATGGCGGGAACGCCCTTCTCGGCAAGAAGTGCTACGCGCTGAGGATCGCGTCCGTCCAGGCCCGGGATAACGGCTGGATGGCCGAGCACATGATGATCCTCAAGGTCACCCCGCCGCCGGTAAAGGGCATTGACAGCCCTGACGGCCTGCTGACCGAATGGACCCAGCCGGAGCCGATCTACGTCGCCGGGGCATTTCCTTCGGCCTGCGGCAAGACGAACCTAGCCATGATAGAGACTCCGGCCGACCTTCCCGGGTGGAAGTTCGAGACCATCGGGGACGACATCGCCTGGATGAAGCCCGGCGCGGACGGACAGCTCTACGGCATTAACCCGGAATTCGGATTCTTCGGAGTCGCCCCCGGGACGAACTACAAGACGAACCCGAATGCAATGCGCGCGATGGAGAAGGACACCATCTTCACGAACGTCGCATTGACTGACGACGGGGACGTCTGGTGGGAGGGCATAGACGGCCCGCACCCCGCGCACCTGGTCGACTGGCAGGGCCGGGACATCTACTGGCGCGCGGCGAAGAAGTCCTACGTCCTTATGGACGCAGACATCACGCCGGTAAAGGCGGCGCACCCGAACAGCCGGTTCACCAGCCCCACCCGTAACGCCCCCAGCCTGGCCCAGGAGTACTCAAACGCTCCGGAGGGTGTTCCTATCTCGGCTATCTTGTTCGGCGGGCGTAGGCCCTCTCTGGTCCCCCTGGTGACCGAATCAAAGTCCTGGGCCCACGGCGTCTACATGGGCGCGACCATCGCGTCCGAGCAGACCGCTGCGGCTGAGGGCACGGTCGGGGAGCTTCGCCGGGACCCGATGGCGATGAAGCCCTTCATCGGCTACAACGTCGCTGACTACTGGCAGCACTGGCTGGACATGGAGACCATCATCGGGGAGTCGAACCTCCCGGTTATCTACCGGGTGAACTGGTTCCGCCAGGAGGACGGCGAATTCCTCTGGCCAGGATTCACGCAGAACGCGCACGTTCTCAAGTGGGTCTATGAGCGGGTCACCGGAAAGACTCACGCGCTGGTCACTCCGCTCGGACTGACTCCCCTTCCCGCGCAGATCCCGCAGGCCGACGAGCGTCTGTTCAAGGTCGACGTTCAGGGCTGGTTCAAGGAGCACGAGCTTTCCGGGGAGTACCTCCGGAAGATGAATGCCCCTAAGGCCCTCCAGCGGGTCCTTACGGACGACGACGCGTCCCTGGTCGCGCTCGCGCTGCACGAGGACTAATTATGAGCACTGCCGATCGGGAGATATTCCGGTACACGGAGAGAATCCGTACCGAGTACACCCAGCGCGCCGAATTGCGCGACCCGCAGTTCGCCGCCGAGTGGGCCCGGCTCCGGAAGCTCCTGGTCGCCGTGGACGAGGCCATGATGCTCCAGAACATCCCGGAGCTTACCCGCGCCAAGGTGATCAGGACGGTGCTGCTAGGCTCGCCCGACGAGATCGAGGCCACCGAACGAATTCGGCGGCGCGAGGAGGATATCGAACGGCAGCTAAAGGAAACCAGGACCCTCCCTCCTTTTGACCTGCCAACCCTGCCTAAGGTACCGTGGGGACGCGGCACCACCGGCAGATTCTGGTGAAGAAGAGGACGACCGGAATTCCCAAGCGGGTATTCATCTTCGAGGATGATACTCCCGAAGTAAAGCGCTCCAAGCGCTACATGAACGTAATAATCGCACTGCGAAGGGAAGCCAATCATGGGATCATGGCGTGGAGTAGGACCGTGGATGTCCCCGGAGAATGAGGACCGGGCCCGGGAGATCGAGGAGACCATGAGGGATCGCTCCCATTACGCCGGGCACAATGACGGCAGCGACGACGCGGACGAGATCCATTACCCGGAGAATTTGCCCCCGGCCCAGCACGTGCATACCCCCCATCACGGTCCGACAGATAAAGTCTGTCACCCGACCGTCTCAGAGCAGATCGCCAGCGCGACCATTCCGACGAGTCAGGAGGACGACGGCACGCTCCGGACCTTCGCGTCCGGCGCGACCCGCGACACCTCGGACGGCAAGCCCGAGCACTGGGGCTTCAGCTCGGCCCTGGTGGAGAAGCGCTACGGGGAGTACATGCACTCGAAGCGCATTCAGACGGACGGGAAGCTCCGGGACTCGAATAACTGGAAGAAAGGCATTCCACAGTGGGCCTACTTCCATTCGCTTTCACGGCACACCAGTGACCTCAAGCTGATCGCTGAGGGCTTCCCCGGCGAGGCCAATGAGCCGGATATGGAAGTCGTTCTCTGCGCGATGCTGTTCAACGTTCAGGGCCTGCTCCACGAGGTTCTGAAGGAGAACATGGTTCACGGGAACCCGGCAAAGGGTGAGCGCAAGTGACCGCCATCGCCCTGGCGACCTGGGCCACCCCTGACCTGGCCGAGGTGCTCCGGGAGATCGTGCGCGAGCGCAATGCCCAGGACACGAAGTTCGGCATTCAGGAATGGCGGGACGGCACGGGCCCGTTGATCCGGCCCCTGTACCTGACCGACGTGAACCTGGATCTCCGTTCCGGTACTGAGCTTGCGGTTATCTTCCGCGAGAAGTGCAAGACCAAGTACGCGGGCGGGACCCTGACCTGGCGGGATATCCTCCTTGAGGAGATCTTCGAGGCCCTGGCCGAAGAGGACCCCGAGAAGCTCCGCGCCGAGCTTATCCAGGTCGCTGCGGTCGCAGTCGCCCAGGTCGAGGCTATTGACCGGAGACCTAAATGAGTTGCATAGCCCGGGTTGAGCATCTCCGGCAATGCGGAGCAGAGGACTTGAAGGACGAGTTCTACTGCTCGAAGCACCATGTCAAGAACCTGTACCTCATTCGCACTTACGGGATAAACTTGCTCAGCGCCGAGCAGCTTCTGGACCGGCAGGGATGGCAGTGTCCTATTACCGGTGACGTACTTACGGAAGGGCACTGGGTAGTTGACCATTCTCACCGGAAAAAGAAGGTACGTGGGATAACTACCCGGTACGCTAACCACCGGCTGATTGGTCGTCATGAGGATTGGGTCCTTGTCCAGCACATCGCAGACTACCTGCGTGACCCTCCGGCCTACCATCTGATGCCTGACCAGAAGGTTCCGGTAAAAAAGCGTAAGAAACGGAGCAAGAAGTAAGTAACTGGCCCTCGGTACAACGCCGAGGGCCTTTTGTGTATCCTGGAGGAGGGTAATTCTAACTTCTGGAGCACTATATGGAGCGTAATGAAGGGCTAGTCCTGCGGGTCGGCCGGGCAACACCGGTACCGGACCTTGCTAGCGCGATATCACACGGCGTATATGACGGCAAGCAGGTAACCCTGCGCTGTATCGGCCCACAGCCTATCTCCCAGGCGATTAAGGCGCTCGCGGTCGCACGTGGCTACGTCGCCCCGCGCGGAATTGACCTCGCCCTGGTCCCTGGATTCATAAACGTCGAGATGCCAGAGGGCGTCGTAACAGGTCTGGCCCTCCGCGTCGTCGTACTGTAATTGCCTGTTCTCCGGCTAGAATGGGTAGTGCATGCAGCTAGGAGATCATCATGATGGACAACACCGGTAACGGCGGATTCGGGGGCCAGCCTCAGCCGCCTCCGTTCCAGAGCCGAGGCCAGGCTTTTGGCGAGGGAATGGTCGGCGGCCAGGTCACTGCGCCACCGTCAATGCTTGAGGCCGCCGCGCGGTATAACGCTGCGGTCCCCCGTGCGTACCATCCCAGCGGCTCAATGAACGGCATGAGCCAGGGTCAGTACCAGAACACCCTAGGCGGCCAGTTCAGTAACCCGAACGGGATTGCCCAGGACTACTACCAGACCAAGCGCTATTTCCAGGGGCAGCAATGAGCACTAAGCGATTCAGCAACCCGGATGGCGTGAACGCTCCGGAATTCGGGAACTGGACTATCCAGGAGACCGGTGCGAACCCCGGTCACGTCGCGGGCGGCGCGGTCTTTAACACCTACGCCCCCGACCATACCCACACCCCGGCCAATGTCCCCGGCTGGACCGTCCAGAGCCCGATGACCGGCTCGGACCAGAACCTCACCGAGCACAATGGAGTCCACCATGGGTGACCCGATCAAGACCGACTTCCCGGCGATGGGCCTTAACGGCATTCCCGAGTCGGTTATCAACATGTCCGGCGAGCGGTCCCCGTACACCACGGCCCGCCCGAACTCCGGTCCGTCCGGCGACTCGATTGACGGCGTTAAGGGTGCCCCGGCGGCGCACACGCTCGTGAACGCGGAAGTCCTCGGCCCGGTTTGCGCGCCGCAGACCACGCTGTTCTACCCGAACGCGGCGGACCACGAGAAGACCGGCCGGAACGTAAAGCTACTGCCGAGCAAGTCGGGTGTCTCCGACTTCTGGGAGAAGCGTGCCCAGGGTGACGTCCTCCAGTAACCAGCAGCAGAATGTCGGCGCGTCGCGGAATGAGAGTTTCTACGACGCGCTCGACACTACGCGCTCCGCTTTCCTGAATGCCGGTCGCACCATTAGCTATGGCCCGCAATCGGCTGGGAGTCCGCATGACGGCGGGTACAATCCCTGGCGAAGCACACGCGAAGACATCACCGACGAGACTCCGGACAGCCCCTCTTCCGACCAGTGGTGACCTATGGTAGACGTTAGTTCACAGATAGTCCAGATGGACGACGATGGTAACACCATTCGTACTGGGCTGGATAAGCAGTCCCGTGGGCACTGGCCGAACACGCCCGGCGGGCGGCGCAGGCAGCGCATTGAAGACGTGCGAACCCACATGCCGCCGGTATATAACAAGAACGGCGAAGAGAGTTTCGGACGCAGCCGCAGGCGATTTGAGGGTGCAGTAGCCCGCTCGTCTATGCCCGCTGAGGATCTTGACGCGATTAACCAGGTCCACCTGACCCGGGCTAATCAGTCGACTCTCGCGGAGTACGAAATCCGTACGCGGAACATGAATATCCCGACGTACAAGAACCAGAGCCTGAAGCGGGATAATGACTCGGATAAGACCCTGCTCGCACACTCCATTATCCACGAGACAGGCCACGGCGTCGACCGGAACCTTAACCCGGAGCAGTTCTTCCCGCTCGCTGACAAGCGGCGATCTGGCAGGCGCGAGGCGGTCGCGGAGAATTACGCCGGTAAGCACACGCGTGGTTACGGCGGGGACAGCGCAGACTACTCCACTTATGACGCCGCTGTGGACTACCACGGTCGCCGTACGGGCGGATACGGTCCGATAAAGAAGCAGTTCGGGGCGAATGGAGTCGCGACCTACAAGGGATTCCGCCAGCTCGGAATGACGCCGCACGACGAGGCCCCTTCGGATGAAGTGGTAAATCAGAAGCTATCCGCTCCCTGGTATCCCAAAGTCGACCCAAGGTGGGGGTGAGGGGGGACGATGGACAGCAACGCTAACGCCAATTGGGCTGTTCAAGCGCAACCCTGGAATGGCAGCGCCGGGAAGATCCTCGGTGGCGGTGGCGACCCGGCGGCGGTCGACCTCGGTACGGGCGCAGCCCGGCTGGACAAGATCCGCATGGGAGCGGGACAGCTCCCGGACGCCCAGTACCCGGACGGCTACCTAGGAAACTACCGCAGCAAGCAAGAGGGCAAGCTCCAGCAGCGGATGAACGACCGGAGCTACCAGCGAGGCGTTCACAAGTTCGTCAAGATGACCCCTGACGAGTACCGCTGGCCCTCGGACTTCAACCCTGACGCGGGTATCGTGAACCAGGCCCGGACCGCGCAGGCCATGGGAGACGGCACGATCCAGACCCGGCGGTTTGGTTCGACAGGAGACGTCACCGAGAGGTATCGTGGGTACATGCAGGGCGGCCCGATGGTCACCGACCGAGACATGGCCGATCTCTACCGGAAGTACGGCATTAACGGCGTAACCGGACAGGGGACGGACTCGGTGGACCCAGCACGACGGGCTGTAGTCTCCAAGATGGCACCCGGACTAAGCTGGTGAGGCAATGAGCGCACACATGAACATGAATGGCGAGCAGTTCTCTGGTGCACTCGAATGGCACCAGACGGCGCTTGACCCGCAGGGGCCGCTCCGCTCGAATCTCCGCGTGGATGACACGGTGCGCAGCGTGAAGCGTGACCAGCGCAGTGCCCAGGGGCGCACCGAGAACTACTGCGCGGGCTGCGGGTACCACCAGCCCGTGAACCCGGCTACGTTCAAGTGCCCTACGTGCACCGACAGGGACCACGCCAGCATGGCGGCGCGGATCTAATGCCGTGGCGGCTCCCCGATGGCTTCATCGATGACACGCACACCTGGCAGTCACATAACGACCAGGTAGCCTTTGAAAAGGCATTTGAATCCTCGGACGACGAGGAGCAGAAGATGGCCATGGCTCTCTTTTGCGCCGACCCGTCGACTCCCGAGAAGTTCATTCGCCGGACATTAGTCGACACGCGGCAGACGGATCGTACCGCTCCCTCTTTCCCCCCGGCTACAATAGAAGAGGTATTCGCCCGTAGTCAGGTCCCTACTGGTGACAATGACATGGCACGACAGAGCGGGGCTCACTAATGGCCAAGGCTAACCTGCCGAACAAGGAAACATTCGACTTTCACGTCAAGAACGTCGTGAATTCCGTTCAGTCTGCCACGCCGGAGGAGACAAAGGCTGGCCTCGGCTGGTACCCGGAAGCTCACGCGCAGACGCTCGGCGTCGCGGCGAAGAATCCCGGTCCGATCGAGGACTACGAGAACCCCGGCACGCGGGATAAGTTCGGCGTCGGCGGAAACCAGGTCGGATCAGTCCACCCGGCCATGGCCCGCGCTGCGGGCGAGGTCGCGGCCCTGTCTCCCGCCCGTCCCGCTGGCATGCGCTGGGAGCAGAATGTCCCCGCCGCCGCGCAGCTCCAGAGTGTCACGCCAGAGCAGCGCGGGTCAATCAATGAGGCCCGGACGGCGGCTAAGGCACAGTCGGCAGCTCAGGGGAAGCTAAAGGCGGCCAAGAACAGCGGCCTCGGCGTCGAAGAGGCGCAAGGGAATCTCGACAGGGCAGCGGAAGCATTCAAGGTCCGTTCGGCTTCAGCTCGCGCGCCATTCAAGGGCACCCCGCTTGGGCACGCCGGAGTCCACGCGATCGGCAAGGCCCTGGACATCCAGTCGGGCGACGTCCACCCGTTCACCGCGCTCGGTGAGGTCAAGGAGCGTCACTTCGCTCACGACCTAGCTCGCCCGTATGACGCTCACGAGGCGTTTAACGGCGCGAGCGGGACCATTGACGAGCACATGCGGAATGTCATGGAGGGCCCGGAGCAGCGACACGGATGGAAAGAGGACAGCGCCGGAAGCATCGCCGCCCCGCGCACCGCCCCCGACCCCGGCCAGCTCAGCGGGTACATCTACGGCCGGTCAGTCCTCCATGAGGCGGCCCGCCAGCTCCGCATGCGACCAAACGCAGCCCAGCCCGTTTCCTGGGTCCATGAAAAGGCAAGTAAGCCGCGCCTGGGTAACCGGGGCACTAAGTAGGAGTTCGAATGGGACGTCCAGTCAGCCGGTCAGTGAACCGGGAGCTAGCGCAGGGCCTGACCGATGGCAGCTATAAGCAGATCGTGAAGGACCGTGGCGGCATTGTCGAGAGTTCGACATACGAGGCCCGCAAGAACCTCTCTGTTCCGCTCTACGGCATTGTGGAGAAGGAAGAGAAGGAGCTTGGCGACGCCGTTGGCC